TTGTAGTATTCATCTGTTTCTAAAACTCTACGTTCAAATTGTTCTCGTGCCTCTAAGTATGACATTTCGCCTCTAGATTTACAAAAGTAAAGTATTTCTCTAGTGAATTTGTTTTCGCCTAATTTTTCTACGTCTGCTATTAGTTTATCTGATGATCCCCAATAGTCTCGCCAATCTGATTCTTTGTGACCTCTGCGTTTGTTCTTTTTGCCTTTTAGAGGTGGCTTGGTTGTTTTAAATTTAGCTAGTTTTTTGCCTACATATTTGCGATTGTCTGTTAAATTGGTTATAAGGTAAACGAATCCTTCATATTCATCCGATATTTCGGTTATTTCTTTACCTTTGTAAGTCCAATTCATATAATAGTTACTTGTTTGTCTTTGCTTCTCGTGCCTTTTTTGGATTATTTTTTGCTCTGCCGTCTTTTACATGCCTAATATGTTCTTGTAGTATTTCTTCTCGCCTAACATTGCATAGATTCCGTAGTTCAGATAGCTTTTTACGCACTTTTCTGCGTTTTAACTCTGCAGGACGATGGTTGAATATTTCGTTTAGTTCAAAATATTCAAGAACAGCAAGTATTATTTTATCGTGTGTATCCGAATCCATCAATCTACTATGTCAATATCTGTTGCATAACTTGTAAAGCCGTTTTCTTTAACAACTCTTAATACATTATTCACTCTGCCTACTAGTTCATCCTTGTGACTAATCAAGAAAACGTTCTTATCACGCTCTCTAGTCATCTTTTTCAGTATGCCTATGCTGTTTTCTACGCCTGCTGTGTCCATTCCGCTATCAATAAGCTCGTCAATGAACAATAAGTTAATGCCTTGATATAAACTTTCCCAAACATCGCGGAATGCAAAGGAAAGACCGAGTATTAGCCTGTTACGTTCGCCACGTGACAAGTTATCAAAGTCTAAATCCTGTCCTAGCTGTGTAATTTCTACGTTTAAATCATTTTGGAACACAACTTGATGCGGTAAGCCTATTTTATCTAAGTAGTAAGTTAGCCTATTGTTTAGATATGCTAAGTTTTGATCAATAATCTTCTTTCTAATAAACGAATCTTTGTTTGTAAGTAACTTCAACAAGAAGTCTTGATGCTCTTTTACATTGTTTAGTTCGTTAATAGGTGCCCAATTGATCTCTTGTAATGCTGTATTGGTTAAATCGTTAATTTGTGCCTGGTAAGGATCTTCTTCTTGCTGTTTACTTAGCAAAGATTTCTTCAAATTATCTACATTGTTTCTATGTTCATATGCTTCTTTTGCAGTTTCATAAAATGTTGTAGGACGACCGTTGATATCACCAATTTTGTTAAGACCTTTAACAACATCATCTAATTTTCCAGCAACTTCTGTCTGATATGCCATAGAATCTTGCAAATCTTTGCTTTTAGTTGCAAGAATCTCTGCTTTTTTGTCTTCATGTAGTGCTTGTCCACATGTATAACAAGTAGCATCGTCAAGTTCTGCAATATCCTTGGTTGCGTTATCTACACTTTTGTTTGCTCTCATTAGAGCACTTTCTAATGTGGCTTTTTCTTTGTTAAGTGCAGCAATTGCAGTGTTTAACTCAGTCCAATTTTGCAATTTTTCATGACTATCTAATTCTGCATCAATATCTAGTTGTTCTAGCTCTATAATAGCAGACTCTAAACGTTCAATATCGGTATTATGCTTGGCTTTCCATGCACGTTGCGTTTGTTTTAGATTGTTAATAGTGTTTTCAATGCCTTCGTTGGCTTTTTGTATAGCTTCTATCTTTAATGTTTCTTCTGTAATAGTATCTTTTGTTAATCTGATACTGTCTTTTAATAAATTTGCCTTTTCTGTAAGTATTGTAATACCAAGTAGCTGTTCAATAATAGCTCTTTGGTCATTTGCTCGCATACTTAGGAAAGGTTCTGTGTATGTATTAAGTGCAACAATGTGTTTGAACATATCATGACTCATATCCAACAAGTCATTGATAGTTTCTTGTGTTTTTCTACTGTCGCCTTGACTGTTATCTTCTAATTCATCAAGTTGTTCACTGTCGTTTACGTAAAACTTTAGTATGTTAGGAGATCTACCACGTTCAATGCGGTATTTGTTACCACCTTTTTCAAAGTTTAGTGTAACCAACATGCCCTTGCTGTTGGTTTTGTTTATCAAGTTATTACGCTTGATATTTGTTAGTGCTTGGCCGAACAAGGCGTAGGATAATCCATTGATTATTGTAGTTTTGCCTGTTCCGTTTCGTGATCCAGTGTCGTCACCTCCTTGATCTAAATTTTCACCAAGCACTAGAGTGAGTTGATCCTCTTGGAAATCAACTGCTTGGGTAACATTACCCACACTCATAAAGTTTTTTACTGTAAGATCTTTTAATTTAATCATTCTAAACCATTGTAAATGTTTAACAACAACGACTTATCAAAGTTGTCACTGTCAATTGCCATAATTTCGTTGCTAACAATTTGATCAACACTTTCAAACTGTGCAATGTCAAGTTCTGTGTTTATTTCTTCAAGTTGTTTCTGTGGAATAAGTGTTATTTCACGGCAATCATAATCTCTAATAAATGTTTCTTTAATAAAACTAGCTTCTTCATAACTTACTGGCAAGTCTAAGGTGACTCTTAGATACATTTTCCTTTTTAGCATTGTATCTTTCTCGTCAATCAGCTGAGATAGCCTTACAGTTCTATACTTAGGACAGTCTAGCCAGTTGATATACTCTGGTTCTGCATTGTTCTCACGGTCTAGTATCATCATACCACGGTCATCATCCCAAGCATCGGCATAGTTGTGAGGAAAAGCATTACCAATGTAATGTATCTTACCCTGTTTTTGACGTTTATGGAAATGTCCTGAGAACACATATTCTTGATTTACAAAGTGTTCGCTTTTTAGTTCGCCGTGATCTGGCATCTGCACCATAGCATTCATGTAAAAACTAGGAAGTTCAAAGTGTCCAAACAGATATTTTGCTTCAATGTTACTCATACGTTTCCATTCGTCACCTACTAACCAAGGCACCAGTGCAACATCATCTTCGACATGTATATCTTCAATAACTGTCACACCAGGTATATGTCTTGCAAATTCAGTAGATTTTACGTCACGTTTATCCTTGTAATACAAATCGTGATTGCCAGCAAACATATAAAACTTATCAAATGCTGCACCTAGCTTTTCTAAACTTCGTATACCAGCATCCATAGTTGTTAAATTTAAGCTGTTTCTGTTGTGATTCCAGTCACCAGTAAACAAGGCTGTTTCACAACCATGTTGTTTTGCAGTTTTGATAAACCAATCTACATAATCTTCACAATCTTGGTTATGGACTCGCGAATTACCCTTCAATCCAAAGTGGATATCCGTAAAGACAGCGGCTTTCTTAAACAAATTGTTATTCCTTCTACCAACTTGTAGTATAAAACATTATTTTAGGATTGTCAATTACTTTCTTTTTCTCTGCGTAAGGCTGCTTCCCATTCGCCTTGGTGCATTCTAGTATGACTTGGGTTGAGATCGTTCATTTCTAGTATATCGTCTCTAATATTTTGGTTACGTTTTTCCAAATTAATCACTCTAACAAAGCTATTTGTAACTGCGGCTGTGTAATATGCAAAAGGGTTTTGTGATTTTGATTCATCAAACTGCAAACCAATTTGCGCAAGTTGCAGTATTGCCTGACCTTTCATTTCGTCATTGTAAGTATATCCACGAACATTGCCTCTTGTAGCATATCTATCCACAAGTTTCATCCACATCATAGCAAGTTTGTTAGTTGCTTTACCGTGATCTTTTGAAAAATAACCATTTTCCATGCCGCCAACCCAATGACTTTTACCTACACATACTAAATTATCGTTTTCGTCAAATTTGTAGTGTTGATAAGGTGGAAAAGGCAGTTTAGTTTTTTTATCTGCTTCTGTTTTAGGGTTTTTCTTACGTCCTGGCTCTTCAGGAATGTGGTCAAATGTCATAATACGAAATATTAGTTCGTCTTTTTTGATTTTTTTGTAATCTACTTCGCATTCAGCTTGTTTTACTTTTTTACCATTTGCTTTAGCTTGTTCATAAATTTCATTTGATTGTTTTTTTGCTTTTGCACGTTTTGCTTCAGCAATAGTTCTAACATTAATTTTATCAATACTAGTCAAAATTAAATCGTAGTCTGCATGTTCTTTTTCTAAATAACTTGCAAATGAATTTTTTGATCTATGTATCTCAATTAACATGTCTTTGTTGTTGAGATAATTAACTCTTCTTGCCATGAGGTCTCCTTACTTGTATTTATAATAAACTACGCAGATAATTTTGTCAACTAAATACTATATAGGAGATTGAATATGTCTGTAATAAATGTAGTTGGTCAGCTGGTAAACACTGTGCAAACAGCGTTTAATAGTAATCCGATTGTAAAAACAGTTCGCACAATAGATGCTGCAAGAAAAGTATTTTCTTCTGGCAATGCAGAAGACTTTATTACCTTTGTAAGCCAGGGTAGATTAGGAACACAAGTAAGCTATGGTGCTTCACCCAATACTGCAACAGTAAAACAAGCAAGATTAGCCGCAGGTAATCAACAAAACGGCGAAGATTGGCGTGTGCGTATTCATCTTCCTGCTGCACCAGATTATTTTACCCAAAGTCAAATTTTGTCACCTCTTTTTTTAAGTGACTACAGTTTGGTTTTTCCTACAACACCACAGATTCTTTTGTCTAGTATGGCAAATTATGATCAAATACAACCTGTGCATACAAACTATCCTTATCATGTATATGAATCAAGTAGGATAGAAGATATCACAATTAGTGCAGAGTTTCCTGTAGAAAACGAAAGAGACGGAGCATATTGGGTAGCAGCAGTGCATTTTTTAAGAAGTATTACAAAAATGTTCTATGGGCAAGGACCTTTGCAAGGACACCCACCGCCAAGAGTAGCATTATCTGGATATGGTAATTTTATATTTGACCATACACCTGTTGTTGTAAAGATGTTTAACCTAGATTTACCAAATGCAGTAGATTACATCAAAGTTCCTTTAGAAGATCAGGTATCACTTGATGATCAAATAAATGTGTCTGGTAATTTTTGTTACGTTCCTACATTAAGCACTATTAACGTAACAGTTGCTCCAGCATACAGTAGAACAGCACAAAAGAATTTTAACTTAGAATCATTTATCAAAGGTGATTACATTGGCAATAAAACTAATGGAGGATTTATTTAATGGCAAAATATTCAGCTTCAAGTCCTTACTTTGAAACACCTATAAATGAAAGTTACATGGATCTATACCAACCAAGATTTTTACCCGCAGTAGAAAATGATGTAACATATACTATTGAACCGCAATATACATATAGACCAGATTTGTTGAGTTTTGACTTGTATGGTAATGCAAAACTATGGTGGGTATTTGCTCTACGCAACATGGATATTATCAAAGATCCAATTTTTGATTTTAGAGCCGGAACAACTATTAAATTACCGCAAAAAACTACACTTGACTCTGTGCTTGGAGGATAAATGGCATTAGAAAACCCTTTAAACAGTTTTGCTACCTACAACTATAACTTTGAATTTGGTGTTTTAAACGCTAGACAAGCCAACGGCGAACAAAGTTATGAAAATGGTGCAGCAGTTACTATTATCAAGTCTGGAGGGTTCTCTGATAAAAGTGTAACTACAGCTATTGAGGACGATACTGGAACAAATGTTGAATTTTTTATAGACAATGTTAATGCAAGCTACTTG